GTACAATCTCATTCAAACGTGCATAACAATTCTCTTTATTTAATAACAATCCTAGTTGAGTGGGTTTAATAGAAATATCCAATGGATAATTAACCATCTCATAATAAAAAATTATATCATTATACTGATCCAAAGCTTTATCACATTGTTTTTCAGTCTTACTAATCTCACCAAGATAGTCAATTGTTATATCATAACCATCAGTAATAAGCGAACCAATAACAGGTATTGCAGAATCAAAATCCCTACCTGCAATAAATCTTTTAGCAAATGGATATATCAGTTTCTCAAAATTCATCTCATAAAATTTTCAAGATTTTTTTTTTGTTTTTTTTTCTTTTGTGATTTATATGGTGATTCAGCATACTTCTCATGTGTGTGCAAGTACTCTATATATGTAGTAACTTGTTTCTGTTGATCCTCACCAGCCACACTTACTTGTTGCATGATACCAGATCGTTCAACATACAAATACTTCAAGTGCATCTGTTTCTTTTCTTTCTGTATCCTACGAACAAATGCATGATGAATGATCTGTGTAAAATAAGAAAATGGATTCGCAGATTTCTCAGGATTAAAATTGTGAGCATAGAGTAAACAGTTCTCTATACCATCACTCACTAGATCATCACGAAAAGTATAGTTAATGAAATTTGGTTTCCATGCCAAGTTCTCTGATATCTTGAGAAAGCACTCTGCCATAAATTCTGTACTAGGTGGATCAGGATCTTCTACTTCCCTAGCATCAAGAACCCATTGTTTCCACTTCTTCATTTCCTTAAAAAATAATTCATTATCTACATAATGTTTTGGATTAGTCATTATTTTACTCCAGTTGAACCAAGACCACCGCCTCGATCATCATTTTTATTCAATTCATATACTTCTTCAAGTTTTGCTTGAGTCATGGGACTAATAACTAACTGTGCAATACGATCACCCTTCTTTACTTCAAATGCCCAATGATTATGATTCATCAATATAACTTTAAGTTCATCACGATAACCAGAATCAATAGTGCCAGGTGAATTTAAAACGTGTACTCCATGCTTGGCAGCTAATCCAGACCTCGAACGCATTTGTCCCTCATATCCAAATGGTATAATAATGTAAAGACCCGTTCCAATTGTTTCCCAATGGAAACCACGAATTGACACATCTTCATTTGAACGAATATCCAATCCAGCATCACCCTTGTTCTGATACTCTGGTAATGGATTATCTGTTTCTCTATAAATTTCAATTTTCATGGGTCGGCCAGTTCTTTGCATTGATTCCTATTGGTGTTGATTTCATACTACTAACAGAATATTCTGTGTCAACAACAGCTGGTCTGTTAATTGGAAAAGATTGTATGCGTTTACATTCTTCACATTCGTAATAACTGTACCACTTATGATGACTAATACCCTCAGCTATCTGCTGAGAAGTGTTCATCTGACAATTCGGACACTTCCTCTTCATTTTCATAATCGTCTATTACCTTTTTTAATTCATTTCTAATTTGAAACTTTTTCCAGATTCGTTTTTGCTTTTTCTTCTGCTTTGACTTATCTGTTGACATCTTTCGATACGTCTTACCCACTTCTCTATCTCCTATTTATATAGCTACTTGTTTAAAATTATAGTCAAATTTCTCATCTGTATAAATTTTTACTCTTTCTTTCCAATGCTTCAATCCATAATTATCTCGTTTCTTCCAATGCAAATCATCAACTATATCATATAAGACTGCTTGGTTGTTTTTGTCATCCAATCTCAAAACTCTACCAATAGATTGCAAATTTCTAATCTTGGCCTTGTACGGGTGTGCAAATATCAATGATTGTAAATTCTTAATATTTACACCTGTCGATAAAACACCAGATGATGCTATGATAATTGCATCTTTTTCACCCTCTGTTGCTTGTCTAATTTCTTCTCTTTGTTCAACTTCAGTTTCACCAGCTATGAAAAAAACTCGTCTAGTAGATACTTTATTCAATAACATTCTCATCAAGACCTTACCATGCTTCTCTACATAATTAAACAATATAAGTGTATTGCCTTTTTGATCTAATGCAAGATTACATATAAAATTATTTCGTTTTGTATGTGATACAATAAAATCTATTTCTTCTTTATATGTTGCTTTTTTAACTGACTCTCTTTCAACATCTGGATATTGCATCAATAAACATTGTATCTTTAAATCAGATATATGTTTATCTTTCATCAACTGTTTAGATGTTATGGCCTTATAAACTTTACCAAACAATCCTTCCAATACAAATTGATGTGTCTTTGATTCTGTCAATGTTCCAGTAGTTCCAAATCTATATCGACAGCTAATCATTTTTTCCAAGATACCTTTTAATGATGTTGCATTACATAGATGTGCTTCATCACCAACTACCATTCCAAACTGTTTAAAGAAAGGAACTCCAAGTCTAAACAATGACTGCCATGTAGAAATGACAATCTGTTTATCTGTTTTCTTATCTCTACCAGAATATATCATATGACATTGATTCTTACCATCCCATTTGTCATGTGATGAATAATCAAGAAAATCATTATACATCTGAGTAACAAGATTTGTTGTTGGCACAAGTATCAACATCTTATCATGCTTCTCACCCTGTCCCTCATCCAGAAAATGTTGATGCCATCTTATTAATGCATAGATAACCAAACTCTTTCCAGAGGATGTTGGTGAGAGTAACAAAGCTCTTTCTTTCTTCACACAATGTTTGAAAGATTCTATCTGGTAATCTCTAGGTATAATTGGTTTGTTCTTACAATGTAGATTTAATGATTTAAAGAAGTCGTTGATGTTCTCATCAGATAACCCTGAGGTAGGTGTAATACTTACTATATCACTTTTAACTGGATACAATCTTTGTAATGCAAACTTCATAAGATGATCGTATAGTCCAGTATAAAGTTGTTGTGTTTTTATATTGAATAAACGAATCTTGCCGTCCCACATCTTATTACGATATTGAGGCATGAATTGGAAACCTGGGACTTGGAATGCGAAAAATTCGTTAAGCTCTTGTGCGATGTGTCTTTCACAGGAAATCATCAAAAATGTTTCATTTATTTTTCCAACAGTAATCATAATATATTATTGTTTTTAACTCTATTATCGTGTTTGGACAAATATTGTAAATTGTAATCAACATGGAGTCCACCTTTACTGATTGGATGGATATGATCTACTTCCTTTCCATCAGGACAATTTCTATAAATTTCTTTAATCACTTCTAAAGCAGCCCAAGGGGGTGTTTGTTTTCTTTTATCAGCACGATACTTAGCGACATAATATCTTCTTAAAGGAAAATTTTCCTCTCTCCATTTTTTTTGGCAAGCCGACATTTTCTCTGGATTTTCAACTCTCCATTTTTTCTTACCTGCCCTCACTTTTTCTAAATTTTTATCATTATATTTTTTATTTGATGCCTTCCTTTTCTCTGGGTTTTCAGCAACATATTTTTTACTGGCGACTTTATGACAAGCGACACAAGTCCCAGTTGATGCATACCTTTCAGTTAAACCACATCTTTTACAAAGTTTATGTATAATTTTAGCAGACTTCAAAAGGCACCACCCATAAATTTCTGATGTTCAAGTGCGTTCTTTATATTAAAAGATTTATTCTGCATTACTTTTCCAGCTTCAACCACTAGTTTTAATTTCTCAGTTTGAGTTGAAATTCTATCTTGCAATTCATTTATTTGTTTATCAGAATCCAGAAAAATATTAATATCTGATTTTAATACTTTATGATCGAATGGTTCTTTCTCATATACTTCATCATCAGCTTTGCCCATGTAATACATCCATCTTTTATATTTTAAAACATTATACTCTCTTTCAAGATGTCGTAACACTAAAGCCTCATCATGAGCTAGTTGTTGATATTTAACTGCTTGTTCTGGAATTTTAAGAGATTCGGTATCAAGCTGAGTGTGGTCAATTTTTCTATCTTCTTCTATTAATTTTAATATATTTTCAATTTTCATATACACATAATAACATATTAATATATAGAATACAAGGGAAAAGTTATGGTATTGGGCGCACGATTTTTTGTATATCAAACATCCCTTGAAAAGAGAACGTAGCATCAACTACAATAGGGTCTAAAGACGATGCTGTGGTATCAAATTGTACAGCACTTAAAGATGTTGGAAAAACATCAGTAAATTTAATTTGATAATTTGGATTGGATTTATTTGTATGTAATAATATACTCATGTCTGAATATTTACTTGCTGTTTCTGATATTGTTTTAGCTTCTTGTAATGATGAAAATTGCCCATATTCTCTTGGAAAACCAAGAGCTGTCATCCATTCATACATCTCTCTATAATTTGTTAAATCTTCATCAAGAATAAAACTTATATTAACTGCCTCAAAGGTTAATGTATCACCCTCTACTGGAGTATTTAAAAATGGTGTAGGTTGAAAAGTATCACCAAGAATTACAGCAGGAATATTAACTCTTTGACAAAAGTATTCAATATTAGGCATCCGTGAAAATGCAATTTCAAAACTAGTTATATTAAGCTGATTGATATTACTTGGCTGTGTAGAACTAAGTGTGGTCATTATTTATTCTCTGTAAGTATCTCTGCATCTTTTGGAACTTCTTTAAGCATTTCTACTTGTTCTGTATCTTCTTCTTTTATATCTTCAATCTCGACACCTTCACGCATTGCTAGCTTACGTTTATACCATAATTCTGCTTCTTTAAGTTTTTCTTTTTCTTCCATTTTGTTTCTCCATTAAAAGCTTTGGCAAAGGGAACAAGACATAATCATCTTGTTCCCTTTTATATTCAAAAACAGAATATGTTTATTCTGTATAAGTATTTATAATACTTGCACCGAACTGACATACATAATATATCATAAAGAAAAGCTCAATACAAGGGAAAAGTTAAGAATATTTGATACCTTTTCTTTTTAAATTCATTCGATTAACTTGATGCTCTAATTGTAGTTCCTCTTTTGACCTTCCATCATACTCAACAGCCATATATTCTTCAATCATTAGTTGATTTATATTCACACCATCAACGATAATCTCTCCGAGGATTCTACCAAACTTTCCCTTCTTATCCAAGTGAGTTCTTAAAGTAATACTTGAACTTTTCTTGCATTGGTCTTTCAGAAATTCGGCAGCCAATTTACCATAGAATTTTTCTTCTTTATCTCTAGTACGGGATTCTGGGGTGTCGATACCATATAATCGGATTCGTTGTTTGGAAAGAATCATACCAAAGCCTAAATCAATATCTACGTCTACGGTATCACCATCTACGATTCTTCGTATTTTAGATTTGTATTCGTGCATTTTATTCCATTGAACAAGGCATCCA